ATTTAATCCTAAGTCAACTATTTCCATAATTATATTATTTTATAGATTAGTTATTTTTAAGTCCTCCGCATTTGTAATTACTTTTTTGCTTTTTAGGTACCAAATTCCTTGTAAAAAAGAATCTGCTAAATCATCTTTCTTTGAAGTCGTCATTGCTTGACTCCATTCCTGAAGGTTCTCATTATTCTCTAAAAAGCGGTTGCAAATAATAATACTATCCTTTTTATGCTGTTTGTATTTATTCTCGTTGTCTGTGTCCTTTATACTATCTAAATCATAACCTTTTAATTTATTTAAGGACGATACGAACTCAATATGAATATTTTGAGAACCTGTCATAATAAAATATTGAGCTAACATTCCCTGAATTGTCTTCATTCTGTTTGCTATTGGTGATATCTGATTCTCAATAATTACATGTGTAACATCCAAAAGGTCATTTACTTTATCCAACTCTATTTTCAAGTTTTTTCCTATTGTAATCAAATCTGTTTCTGATGCGGTTTTTTCTTTATCTAATATGATTAATTCAAGCATTTTATTTTCAAAAAAAGCATTTGCAATATCTAAAATATCTTTTTTCAAATAGGCATTACCAACGTTTATTGTATATTTTTTGCATATATCTATTAGTTCTCCATTTTTTAGTTTTTTAATTGATGATGGAGAACATTCTTTGTTTGGAGTCAAGTATTCAGTTTGTTTCTTTGCATGTTTTTCACAAAAAAACTTGTCGTGCTTTTTGAATTTTGCTTTCTTTCCACATAATTCTACAACAACGTTTTCGAGAACTTTGGACTTTTTTTTATTTTTTGCCGGTAAGTGACAATTACATAACAAAATAGGGACTTCACTTTTGTCCATTAAATTAATAACATTCCATTCTTTTACTAACATTGGAGAACCGAACGAAACGTCAAAAATACAATATGCCATGTTTTTTATTCCAACATCAAAACTGACAAGTTTCATTCTTTGTAAAATATAAAAAAATTTTATTTTTATATTTTTTGAAATATAGACAATATATTTTAGTTCTCTATACAATTACTTTGTTTTAATTGCTAACAATTCATCTTGTGTTATAACGGCTGATATTTTTCGAGAATTCAATTGTTCTCGTGTTAAATATAATTGTTTTAAATCAGAAACTTGAACACCTACTACCTTTTGATTGTCCATGTAAGAAGTATACAAATAAGGATTTGAAGCAAATGTGTTTTCAGGAGCTTTTGGTGCTTCACACATACGTTTGTAGTAGCCACAATCATTACAAGCTTCAGAAAAGTTTACATTCATAATTTCTTTAGCATTTGAAGTAAGATATTTTCTGTATTCCCAGTTTGTTTTTAAACCACTATCTTCAATTAATTGCTTATTAATAACCGCTTCTGGTTGATAGGATGCAACCAAAGCACGTCCATCGCTCATAAGTGGCGGGAAATCGGGATACTTTGTGTTAGTATTATATCCTAAAGATGATTTCGGAAGCGTCTCTTTTACAACTGGATAAGCGCAATTTAAATTTTCACTTCTTGATAAAAAAGAAAACATTATATATTGTTTATATATAATTTTTTTTTGTATTTACATGTTTATTTGTAACCGGTTTCCAATAATCTAATCAAGTCGTTTTTCTTAAGTTTTCCTACATCAGTCGCCAATCCTTTTGAAATTACAAGCGTCTTAAGTTGTTGTAATGATGCCTTTTTGAATGCATTTACATCGTCTTTGTTTATTTCTGACTCTTCCATTTTATTAACTTCAATGGATTCTTCAAGTTTGTTTACAACAACGGGTTCGGTGTCATCAAAATCAACAACTTCAGTATTATCATTATCATTATTACTTTGTTCTTCAAAATTTTCGTTGTTATCTGATTCATTGTATTCATTTTCATTATGGTCATCTAGATTTACATTAATTATTTTTACGTTTTCTACATTTGTAGATTCAACTGTCTCTATGGCGATTTCATTGTTAACCAATTTCTCTAGATGCTCATCATCATGTACGGCATATTGTACGTTATCGGTTTCAATCTCAACTTCCTCATCAGGTTTATCCTCATCCTCATCCTCATCTTGCTCGTCATCTTCATCCTCATCCTCGTCATCATCCTCATCCTCGTCCTCATCCTCATCAATATCGAATTCCTCTTCTTCTAATACTGATTGGTTTTTGAAACCGTTTACTGGGGTTTGAGAACCATGCATAAATGGAGGAACTGAAAATGTAGGCATTTGTGAAAAAACAGGTCTCTGAACGAAAGCCTGCTTCATCAACGATAACTCTTTAACAACATTGTTTATTATTTCAAACATAGTATCTCCTTTTTGTTCTAAAATAACCATCCGTTGTTTAAAATGATAAACTAATAATAATATTAGAACAAAAGTAATTCCTAAACTTATAAAAAAGAAAGTCTCGATAAAATTAAACAATCCCATATTTAATATTTCCATATAAATTATTGGCAAATACTAAACGAACACTTTACACCCTTGGAGATTTAAAATAGGATAAAATCAACAAATTTTTCTGCTTTGCTGTCTCGTCTAAAACAGCATATAATAACAAAACTATACAATGATATAAAAATAACAATTGTTATAATTCTAATGGAAGGAAATACTTTTTCTCGTAAAGCCACGTTAGAAGATTTTTTTGATGACGATGAAAAACCAAGTCAAAATAATAAACATAATAAAAATCAGTCACGTAACGATAATAATATAGAGAAAAATCAACAGGAGTTTGGCCATAAAAAAAGGATAAAACCCTGACGTACGGGGGCTAAGAGCCAGCAACAAATTACCCCCAAGGGTCATAAAAAGGGGTTTCGTGGATAATATATTCATCAAAATAACTAATATGTGAATGACGTAATTATTTTTATTGCCGAAAACATATTTCGCTTGATAAAAATTGAAAAGCTTTTCATCAAATAATTCATGGTAAAATTAACGGGATGAAAAGGAGCCAATAATGGCGGCGACACTAGAGTATTGTGTAGTGACGGCGAAATGTGGATTTCGAAGATGCGGCGAATTACAATTTGGCTTATATTTTTCTAGAACTATATATTATAATACTAAATGGAAAAACCAAGTACAGAAGGATTCTTATTTAAACCAGAAGCGCCACCAATGAATTCGTCTGAATCATTTAGCAATAAAAACACAATCATTATTGTGTTGGTTGCTCTTCTTATTTTGTCATTTTTAGGAATAAATCTTTTATCGATTGCTGGAGAATTTTTCCAATCTATTATTAATATTTTTGGTCCTCTTGTAGGACAAATTCTTTCCTTTTTTGGATACACTACCGGCTCGGTTATCAAAAAAACAGCTGATGTTGTAGGTGATGGTGCAAAAACCGGAATTGATATTGCCGCAGGAACAGTTTATTCTGTTGGTGACTTACTAACAGATGCCAGTGTAGGACAAGTTGATACAAAAGCTCGTTCTTCACTAGATAATGCGTTGAATAACAAAAAATCTAATTTATCTGACCCCATGCCAACACCAGCAGAAAGTCCTGTTCAAAAACCAATAACTGCCGGAAAGTCACAATGGTGTTTAGTTGGTGAGTATAAGGAAAAAAGAGGATGTATTGAAATTGATGAACACGACAAATGTATTTCTGGACAAGTATATCCTTCTCAAAAAATGTGTCTTAATCCAACAATGACGCCTAATGTAAATGCATAAGAATTCATTTTTTATTATTCATGTCTTTTGATGGATAAATAAAAACAATTTCAATACAAATTATATAAATACAAACTTAAACTATTTGTATTTATGTCACAGTTTTTTGTTTATGTTATATTGCTAGAAGGGATGAATTTTCTCTTACATACTTCTTCTTTTTCAGATAAAGAAAGAATTTTCACAGAATGTACATGTCTTTATGAGTTTGCTAGAAAATACAAACCGGTAGATGTAGTTGAATTTTTTCGGGATGTGGATTACATAGAAGGGATATATGAATGTAATATTGATTTTCATGTAAAAAAATATATGCAGTATTACGGAATTCAGCATGTTAGAGGCGGAACATATAAAGATATGGATTTACCCGACCACTTATCGAAAAGTCTTTATTTAGAATTTGAAACAAAGGACAAATTTCACAGAAAAACTCATCATTTATTGAATGATATTATGGAATCGTATACTCTAGATTTAAATCTACCTATTTCAGAATTAGAAAATAAAATAAAGGAAACAGAAAAAATACTTTCAAAATATAATTGTGACTATGAACAATTTATTTCTTTGAAAACTCATGGAAATATGTACGTTACTGAAAATATACTAGAAGATATAGAATGGTTTAAAAAATATATTCAATTTAATACTTTAAATATAGACGAAAAAACAAGGGTTCGATATAAAAAATTTTTATATGAAACTAAAATATTATTCAATAAATTTATCAAAATAAAACGAAACGATACCTATGCTTTTGATTCTGAATCCGATGAAGAAGTTTACACAAAATTTATAGATAAAAAATATACAATATGTTTGAAAGTTCCGGAATTCAATTTTGATGTATACATGTATCACCCAGAAAAAAAATTATTATTAACTCAGACGGACCTTGACTTTTCCTTCGAGTTATTAAAAAAAATAGAATATATTTATTATACAGTTATTAATCGATGTGATGAATATGAGTTCAATATTTCAACATATCCAAATAATATTGTAGATATATGTAATTCAAAAATAAACTATTATAAATATCTCATTTCTAAAACAAATCTACGTTAGAGCCATATCCTTTTAGTGGATAAATATATTTATCCGCTAAAAGAGATTAACGTTGTTGAATAACCGGTGGAGTACCTACCGAACTCATTTTTGAAATCATTGAAAATTTGGAATATGTATTTGGAGAAGAGCTTGTTATGTTACAGTTTCTCGCATAATTCGTTTTATCCGATGATAGATTTGCATAGACCCCGTAGTCAAAAGTTTTTAAATAATCAGATGAAATATTACCTAAAGGCGAAATATTCAAAACAAATGATAACTTTATGTCATAAATAAAGCCAACTGTTGTGTAAAGATTCAGATTATCAGTTTTCAAGTTCCCAACATACTGAATTGCATTAAACAAACCGGAATTATTATTCACATTAAATGAAAGATTAGAAAAATTGCTAACTAATATGGGTGATTGTATGTTATAAGAGTTTGTAACATTTGTATCATTGTAAAAAACGTTAAGTGAAACATTTGAAATAGAAATATTGATATTTGAACCACTGTTATTACTTATATCACCCAGTGCATAAATACCAATCGGAATATTTAAACTGAAAATTGTATTTGGTTGGTCAACAAGATAACGAATGTATATAGTAGACATTGAATTCGTAAATGAATTTGCGTTAGAAAAAGATGAATTTTCATAAGAAATAATAGTCCAAGGGTCGGTATTATTTTGAGGAAGAGTAGAATAGTTCCTTGTATATGTCGGGTTTACATATTTGTATAAAGGCACGGTTTCGTCATTTATTAATAAAACAATTGGTCCAGGAATGTCGGAAGAAGACGTTGGTGTTGGAATAAGAGCATCATTTGGACACACTCTTCCGTTTGATAAATCTTGTACGGTAGTGTTTGCAAGTTGTTGTGTAAATCCTTTTACTAGAAGAGAAAATTTTTGCCCTTTTGTCAAACTATTTGTTTGTGTACTTACTTTATTTGAATTATACTTTAATATTTCTGCTTTTCTTCTCATATCTATGTCACGTTGACTATAAATAACACCGTTTATTAACTGGTTATAAGGACTTGATTCTAATTCAGCTCTTACTGGAGGAACTGGAAATAACTGCTGTCGTCTACGCTGTTCACAAATATTAAATATTAAATTTTGAGACATATTTCTATTATAATACTATTATACTATTATTATAATATCAATCATTTATTGTAATTTTGAAGAATACCATGAATTGGATAAATATGTGTAGTATCCAAGATTAGAAGTTACGGAAGAACTTTGAGTTAAATTTGGACCTTTTAATATAATATTATTTAATTCGAAAACCCCTAGAGAACGGTCATAATAAACTAAGTTTGAAAGTTGTCCCTGAAATCCTCCATTATAACACACATGAACATCATCATAATTTTGCTTGGGTGTGTCACTAAAAACCTGACGTCCAGAAATAATACCATTCATGTAAACATCCATAATATTATTCTGGATTCGAATAGCCAGATGAAACCATTTTTTCAACGGAACTCCGGTTAAATCAAGATAGTTATTGTTATCTTTAACAGTATCCATAAAGACACGTAAAGTATTTATAGAACCATCTGCTATATATAATCCGGGTCCATTATTGGTATTTGTAACGCCGATTCTTTTCTTTTCTGGGTCAGTTGCATCACCACTTTTTGTGAATGTCGTATTGCCCTTATTAAAAATATGACTGAAACTAGGTTTTCCATCTGGAGTTCCTGGTTTTGTAGAGTTCAAGTCACTAATTAATAACCATACTGACCAAGTGGCTTCCAATCCTTTACTCTGGTTATTTGAACGATATACCATAACAGAGTCAGGATTCTGCGGATTTTGAGGAATATTTATATTTGAATTTCCACTAATCATTCCTGATATCAAGTATGGACTTTTTGATGGTTGTGTAAAATAGCTAATAAGTGAGATTCCTAAATTCACAAGAAACATAAATGCTATAACTACAAAAATAAGAAATGCAAACTTTGCAATAATACTATTTGAGTTCAAAAATTCTTCACTAGCACCGACTGCGTTTTGTGATGAAAACTCACCGATTGTGTTATTTAAAGATGCTTTTGTCGCATCAATCGATGAAGTAATACTCGCTAATCCCTGTGTCGCTCCATTGCTAATCGATTGTGCGTTTATTTCAGGCATTTTTACTTCAGAAATTTGTTTACCGATGGATTGAATTGCTGTTTGTGCTGTGTTTTGTGCTTCCATAGTTATATAATATAATAATATATAACTATGAATAAAATATTTCTTAAACTACTTCTCAACGATTTAATATAATGAAAATGCTTTTTGTTCAATATTGTCTTGTAATACCGCCAATTTGATATTCATATTTGATGAACTTGACATTCCATTACCTTGTAAATAATTGTTCCATGCAGTTTGAGGGTCCATTGGAGTCGCCCATCTATTCAACAATGCTAAAAAGATATCTGGGTTATTTGAATCTCCCATTGCAATGTCTGCGCTGGAAACAATAGGTATATTTGGTAATTTCGATGATAGTACCAATTTTCCGTCTAAATAACTATCAACAATTTGATTATCAACACTAATAATTACATAGGTCCATTTTTGAATGGGAAAGTTTTGAGTTATAACAATATCAGGATTTGTTCCTTGTGCTGCAGCAACGTTACATCTTAAAGTAGGGTTTGTTTGGTCAATAGTCAATTTAAAATCAGAACCTCTAGATAGAATCGTTTTTACAAAATTGGAGTTCCATGTATTTACATATACCCACGCACCGTATGCGTAACGTGTTGAACCATTATTAGGCAACGTACTATAAGGAATAGCAGGATTTGATGTTTTCAAGTCTACTTTTGTTGTTAAACTATTTCCTTTGTTTAAATAGGTTGTGTATAGATAATATAATAAAAAAACAACTATAATTCCTAAAATGATAACAACTATATTCATTATATATTTTAAATGAAGATTTTATATTTGGATATTTATTAACCTAAAATGGGTGGATTTTTGAACATTAACATATTATAGTTATTAGAAATCTGAGACGATGGTAATATATCAGTATAGTAATTTACATTACAAATTGCACCATTTAATCCAGTGTGACTTCCAACAACTATTGTATCACTTTCACTTCCATTTTGTGGAACATTGTTACTAGTAAATTCAAAGGTTCTCTCTAGTACACCATTTACAAATAAATCCGCACGGTTGTCATAATAATTAAATGCAAAGTAATTCCATTTCTGACTTGGTAATGTTAGTTCATAACGCGTTTCTTCAATATTTTCAGTTTCATCATTGTTTGTGAAGTAAACAATGTATTTGTTTTTATGGTCTTTTCCATTACTTATGTAAACAACTTTTGGTTTTCCGTCTGCGTAATTGAATATGTTTGATTCTTGATTATACGCAGAATCAGAGGCTGAGCCACTATTTACATAACACCAAAATGAAACGCAGTAGTTACTGTTTCTATAGTCAACACTATTGTCAAGGTTGGAGTTTCGTAAATTATTATTTTTTATTATAAATTTTGAACTATTTGCTACTACTTCTTCCATATTCAAAAATATAGGTTTGTTCAAAAGTAAGTTGGAATTTCCTTGAACAATATAGTCACTTATCTTTGGAACAATAAAATAAAGAATAAGTAAACATATTTCTATAATAAATAAAACAAAAACGGAACTAGGTGTTATTCCCATCTGACCTTTCAAGTATTTTACTAGGTCTAAAAATAGACAAGGAATATAAAAAATAAAATTAATAATGTACCCGAGAGCACCAGTTTGTTTTTTTAAGTAGTTGCTAAATACAAAATAGAATATTGCTAACCCACCAATAATTATCAAAAACATTAATACACTAATTACATAATTCATAATAACTAATGTTGAACCGGATGCATTTGTATAAAGATATCCAAGAATAGCAAATGCGAATAGGGCCCCGCCAAACATCAAAAATCGTGAAGATGATTCTTCATCTCCGTCATTAAACAATTTTGTACTTGAGTATATTCCAAAAGCAAGTGGCAAAATAATAAGAAGACCATACACATAAGTCTTTTTTGATAGAGCATCTTTATCAGTGGCTGCGTAATAAATAAAAATAGATGAAACTAATACAAACAGAAATATATTTAAATTTTTGAATAAATTTTTTGTAAGTTTTTCTCTTGTTGATATGTCATCGATATCAATAGATGCCCGTTGTTGTAATAAACTTTTTACAAAATTATACGCCATGCATTCAAATGATTTTTTATTAGATAATTCTAATCCACAAGTAGACATTTTTATATATATATTAAATATAATATTTACTCGATAAACATATAATCCAAAATTGTATAAAATTGATTTTTGAAAAAAAAATATTATATTTAAAAGCAAGATAAATATAATACCCATTTGAATAATTCCATGAACAATTATAATTATAACTCCTATTTCCGAATATTGAAAAATAATATTGCTTTCAATGCTTACAAGAATAAAGATATCAAATCTAAAAATCATGTAAATAATAATATAAAGAACAAAATGGCATACTTCTCAAAAGTAAACCATGTTCAAAAATATAATTTCTCTACGTTCAATAATCCGCCACCCATTTTCAACGATAATTGTTATGGTGGTGGTGGTGGTGGTGGTGGAGGTGGAGGTGGTCCTAGACGTGAATTAATTATAGCAGCCATTGTCATGAGTATTTATTCCAGTTATAAACGACGTTAATATCTATACTAGATTAGAGATTTGTTATAAATTTTCAATAGCTGTCTTTTCACCGTGACAGTCTCTACATAAAGCTCTCAGGTTATCTACATGGTTACTTCCACCATATTCAAGTCTCACTTTATGGTCTACTTCAAACCATGCCGGTAATTGTTTTGTACAGTTTTCACATCTCCAGTTTTGTCTAGCTGCTACGAATTTTTTTTTCGTTTCACTTACCGAGCGTTTTGTCGCCTTTTTCCCCGAGTTTAAAATGCGTTCTTCGCCTGTAGTTGGCATGGATGTTATGGGAAAATTATAACCGCCTGAATACTGGTCTGGAGTATAAGTTGATTTTGTAGTAAAATCTAATATGGGTGTTATCATACTGGTGGTATTTCTGTCTACTGGTAAATATTTGATGTATTCATTTGTTGTACTTATTATACTTCTGGCATTATCTGGATTTTTTCGAATTAACCAATAAAGAACAAATGCACCAAATGCTATTGCCGCCATCTGATAATATTTTTTATAGGAAAGGGCTTGTTTGAGTATCTTTCCTTCGGTATATATATTTGCCATAATCAGTGCCGCTATTATAAAAATGACTATTTCAATTCTCATATTTATATTATTATGACATAATATACACCGATAGTATACTATGAATAAAATACATATATTGAAAATAACAATGCAAAAATAATTATAATATGGATATAATTTTTATTTATTCGTAACTTATCTGAAAGTCGTACAGATTTTGATTTATATTGATTCTTATATGCATCTAAACTTGCTAAATAGGATATTTCTTCTTTTCCTAACATAACATTTATTTTATTATGGATAAAATGTGTCCAGCGAATAAATGATTCTCTACAATCCAAATAAGGTGTAACTGGATATTTATCTAGTAGTTGTGCAAATCTGTCACCTATTTCAACATCTGGAATAAACAATGGAAGATTTGTAATAAAATCATAATACTTACGTTTTGTTATTACGTTTGGATGAATTGGATATGAATGTGCTACACTATGTAAAAAAAACCAATAATGTGGTCCCCAAACTTCTGAATCAAATACCATTAATTTAAAACTATATAAAAGTATTCCGATTTATTCATAGAGGATTATACGTTCAAATTAAAAAATGTCAGAAACAACATATTGTAATAACTGTGGAAAACCAGGTCATATTTATAATCAATGCAAAACTCCGATTACTAGTTTTGGTGTAATTGCTTTCCGGTTAAACGAAAAAGCAGAATTAGAATTTTTGATGATTCGTAGAAAAGACACTTTAGGTTACATTGATTTTTTGAGAGGAAAATATTTAGTTCAAAATAAAAATTATATAATGAATATGCTTAAACAAATGACTGTTAAAGAAAAAGAAAATTTGAAAACAGGCGATTTTGATAATCTGATAAAAATGTTATGGGGTGGAAATACAATTTCAAATAAATATAAATCGGAAGAAATTACATCTAAAGAAAAATTTGGTTTATTAGTCGATGGTGTAGTTAATAAAAATGAATTTTTTAATCTTTCTAAAATGATTGATGAAAGTAATCAATATGATATTTGGGAAGAACCAGAATGGGGATTTCCAAAGGGAAGACGTAATTACCAAGAAAAAGATTACGACTGTGCAATTCGTGAGTTTACGGAAGAAACAGGGTATAACTCTTGTTTATTGAAAAATATTCATAACATCTTTCCATATGAAGAAATATTTACTGGTTCAAACTACAAATCTTATAAGCATAAATATTATTTAATGTTTATGGATTATAACGATTCACTATTTCCTGCAAAATATGAAGATTCGGAAGTAAGTAAAATGGAATGGAAAACCTACGAAGAATGCATTAAATGTATACGCCCTTATAATTTAGAAAAAAAAAATATAATAACTAATATTTACAATTGCTTACAAAAGTACAGGCTATTTATTTCATAATAATTTATAATCTATTATAAACCTTAGGTAAAAATATGTATTAAATATATAGCTATAATTTAATACATGTCTGATAATAAAACAAAAAAAAAAGATAATGGAAGATG